ATTTGATAAACATGTTTTTGAAATTAAAGAATTAGTTCAATATAATAATCTATTAACTGAAGAAGAAAATAATAAAATCTTAAGAAAAAGAGAAAAATATTGGATTAATTTTTACCAAAGTAATAATATTGGCCTTAATCAAAATAAAGGAGGGTGTGGGCCTAATAAACACACCCTCAATTCCAAACAAAAAATATCATCCGCTTTAAAAGGTAAACCAAAACCTGATAATTTTGGAGAAAAACGCTCTAAAGAATTTTATACAGATGAATGGAAACAAAAGATAAGTCAATCAAATAAAGGTCGAATAAGTCCAAATAAAGGAAAAATAGGATATAATAAAGGTAAAATAATGACAGATGATCAAAAACAAAAAATATCATTATCATTATTGGGTAAAAAGAAACCTAATGCTGGAGGAAACAAACCAATACAACAATATACAACTAGTGGGCAATTTATAGCTGAATATAAATCAGTAAGTGAAGCACATAGATTAACAAATGTCTCCCAAGCTGGGATATCTTTATGTTGTAATAATAAAAGAATGTCATCTGGGGGTTTTAAATGGAAATTTTTAATTAAATAAAATACTATGTTAGATAATTATTTGAATAAAATGAAAAAGGATTTAGATGATATCTATAAAGATGTCAATTCTATAGATACAAATAATATTACTGAAGATGAAATTAATCGTATAATATCAATATCTGATAGGTTTGTAAATGTACTTAGTTCAAACCAAATAAGTGGAGAAGATATTATTAGTTCATTAGATAGTTTAGATTCTATAAGAAATAAAAATTAATAAATTTTAGATTTCTTTGTTATATTTAATATTATTAATATAAATAAACAAATGAAATATCCAAAAAATATTAATCAAATAGTAGAATCTAAATATGAACCTGCTAATTTTAATGTGTTTTACTATTGGAGGCGATGGAAACCTCGAGTAGTAAAACACAAATATACTCCTTTAGAAGACCGTATTAAGAATGGAGATTACGAAATCTCAGATTACAGACAACAAGCATTTTATGAATTATGGTTATTGGATGATCGTTTAGAAAAAGAGCGTCTTAAATTTCCATCCCGAGAAGCTTGGTTAAATCGTAAAGAAGTTATTGAATCCCAACAATATGATCGCTACCGTAGATTGATGACTGCTTTTGATAAAGAGGAACCAAAAATGTGGGGTGAATTAATACGTGAACTAGCTAATGATTTAAGACATTTAGGGCCTGATAGATCTTCTCGTGTAGATTTAATTAATAAATTAGTTGAAGATTTTGACGGTACTACTCTTGATTTATATTATTATTTAAAAAAATACAATAATTAGTTATGGCTTTAATATCACATGAAGTGCCATTGGCGTTACTTGAAGAAAGTAAAAAATTTAATGATTATCATTATTGTTTACCTCATTTATTAGAAAATGATGTATATTATAGATTTTTTAAAGACGCAAGTGAGCGTGGGGATTTTATAATATGTGACAATGGTTTATTTGAGGGTATATCACATACTGAAGAAGATTTGATTGATAAAATCAATGACATTAAACCTAATATATTTATTGTTCCTGATGCTTGGAATGATCCTCATATTACTTTACAAAATGCGAGAAGATGGGCATCATATTACATTGATAGTATTCCCTCTTCTACTAAATTAATGGCTGTTGTCCAAGCAAAAACAATGTCAGACGCCATGATTGTCTATGATAAACTTATTGGATTAGGTTTCAAACATATTGCTTTAAACCATGCTGGACAATTTTATAAAGATCTGAATCCATATCAAAATGAATTAATGAGTTTAATGACTGGAAGAATTAAATTTGTTAATATGTTACCATCATTAAAATTATTTTCTAGAGATATTCATCATCATTTATTAGGTGCTACATTGCCTAATGAGTTTTCATTTTATAAAGGTGAAGAATATAACTTTATTAAAACTATTGATACCTCAAATCCTATTATTTATGGATTAAAACATGGTAAATATCCTGATACTGTGTTACTTGATAAACCTAAAGAAAAATTAGAAGTTTATTTTAATGAAATTATTAATCCTCAACAACTTTCTGACGTATTATACAATGTTAAATATTTTAAAACATTATTATCGTAAAAAAATTAAATTAATAAAATTATGGAATCATTACATTCTTATTTAAAAGACCCCATTAGTATGGACTCTGGTATGTCTAGTGAATTTGTCTATAGTAAGACATTTAAATCAACAAAATTATATGACGGGTATTCAACCGTATTTAGACAGTGGAAGGCCGATGGTACTCACTGTAAATTTTTACATGGATATGCTATTTCATTCCGAGTGTGGTTTGAAGGAGAATTAGATGAAAAAAATTGGGTATGGGATTTCGGTGGTATGAAACGTGCTATTGGTAAAATTGATGGAATGAATCCAAAACAATGGTTTGATTATTTATTAGATCACACTACAATTATTGCAGAAGATGATCCATATTTAGAACAATTTAAACAAATGGATGCTGATGGAATTATTCAATTACGTATTTTACCTTATACTGGTGCTGAACGTTTTGCTGAGTATTTATTTAAAAAAATAGATAAATTTGTTAAAGATGAAACATTTAACCGAGTTAGAGTAACTAAAATTGAAGTTTTTGAAAATGATCGTAATTCAGCCTCTTACGAAGAAGAATATATGATATTATAATTTCTTAATTATCTTTAATATAATCGGTTATCGGAACTAATCGATCAATAAATTAATACATTCCTATCTTATATTATAAAATATTATGTTTAATACAAAAAAATCAGTTCTATCATTATCTGGAGGAATGGATTCCTCAACATTATTACTTCATTTACTTGCTAGTGGTTATGAAGTTACAGCATTGAGTTTTGATTATGGTCAAAAACACCGTATTGAATTAGAACGTGCGGCTTCATTAGTTGAGTATTTAAATGGATGTTCTCAAAAAACAGAACAAGATCAATTAGGAACAATTACAGTAACTGGTGAAAATTTCCCATTAATAAAACATCAAATTATTAAATTAGATGGATTGCAGAACTTACTTCATTCAGCATTAGTTACAGGTGGAAACGATGTGCCAGAAGGACATTATGAGCAAGACAACATGAAAGAAACTGTTGTGCCAAATCGTAATAAGATTTTCGCGTCATTGATTCAAGCAGCAGCTCTATCAGTAGCAACTAAAGGCGATAAGCAAGAAGTAGCAATTGCATTAGGTATTCACGCTGGTGATCATGCTGTTTATCCTGATTGCCGTCAAGAATTCCGTGATGCTGATTTTGAAGCATTTAAAGTCGGTAACTGGGATTCTGAATTAGTATCTGTTTATACTCCGTATTTGGATGGTAACAAATTTACTATTTTGGAAGATGGATTAAAATGCTGTGAACAGTTAGGTTTAGATTTTGACGAAGTATATAAACGTACAAATACATCCTACAAACCTTACCCATCAGGAAATAGTGATTATAAATCAGCTTCATCTGTTGAACGCGTAGAAGCATTTATTAAATTAGGTCGTCCTGATCCTATTCAATATGAAGATGAAAATGGTCCAATATCATGGGAAAGAGCTAAATATCATGTTGAAAAAGTATTAACTGATTTTAAAAAATAATGGAAGAGATTAGACACCTTATTAGTCATTTATTTGGGATGTGCGGAGATGCACATCCTAATATTTTATCTTTATTTTTAGGAAATGCAGAATTTCTAAATTATCTTCAATACATAATCAAACATAAAATAAAATAATGGAAAACGATTTCTTCGAAATTACCGCAGAATGTGAGAAAATATATCCTGAAACTACTAAAGCATTTAAGGATATTATGAAACAACAATACTTATTATTTTGTAAAAAACAATTAAATTATGGTCCTAATAATATTTCATTAGGTACCGAATGTACAAACGATGATGATGTCCGATTATCACTACAAGGATTATGGTTTAGAATGAATGATAAAATTAATCGTTTAAAACAATTAGTACTACTAAATAAATCAGATCTAGTAAATGAAAGTATTACTGACACATACCAGGATTTATCTATTTATAATATAATAGCACAATTAGTTCAAAATAAAAATTGGGGGAAATAATTAAAACACAAAATAATTAAATATATGAAATGTATTAAGAGCAAAGAAGGTGAAATCCGTAGAGTAAAAGAAGATGAAGCTGATGTAAAAGTCAAGCAGTATGGGTGGAGTTTTGTTCCTAAATCTGAATGGAAATTACAGGTGCGAGATTTAAATAAAAAAGCAGCAGATGATGTTGTTGTTAATGTTGCTGCTAAGAGTAAAAAAGTAATAAGACGTTCAAAATTTAAAGTACAATAAAATAGAAAAAATGCATATTTATAATAAACCAATATGCATATCATGAATAATAAAACTAATAAGGTCTGTGGGAAATGTAAGATTGATAAACCTATATCTGAATTTCCTAAAAATAAAGGATTAAGTGATGGGTATCATAATTACTGTAAATCATGTAAAAATAAATACCATAAAAAATATGGGGATGTTTTTACAAAAGCCTATCTAAAAAAAGGAGGGTATGGGATTTATATTATAAAACATAAAGATACTGAAGAATTATATATAGGAAGAGGTTGGATAAATGAACGTAAAATTGATCATTTTACTAAATTAAAATCAAATAAACATTCTAATCCATATATGCAGTCTTTATATAATATTAATCCTGATTTTGAATTTAAAATTGTAGAATATTGTGATGAATCTGAATCATTTATTAAAGAACGAGATTGTATATTAGAATATTATTTAAAAGATAAAAATAAAGTATTAAACCAAAAAATAGAATTAAGAAATGGATAAAATTGTAGATTATAATAAGATTCAACCAATATTGGAGATTTATCGCTGCATCCAAACTGAGGCCTCGTTAGCTGGGAGGCCACATATTATTGTTCGTACTACGGGATGTACACATAGGTGTTATTTTGGAGATGGGGGGTGGTGTGATTCATTTTATACATCAATAACTCCTGAAAAGGGTAAATATACTTTAAATAATGTAAAACAGTTCTTTGCTGATAATTGGGATATAAATCATTTAATGATTACTGGAGGTTCTCCAACAATGGTTCCTGATACTGTTAATGAGATTATTAATTCATTTAAATCAATACATGCTAAAAAAGGTATAATAACATTAGAAACTGAAGGATCACATCCTTTAATTACTGATCATCGTATTGATGTCATATCATTATCTCCCAAATTTTCAAATTCAGTTCCTGTTTTAAATACTAAAATACTAGATACTGATAAATTAGTTGATCAGAAATTCATTGACCAACATAATAAGTTTAGAGGAAAATATGATGCTATTCATCAATTATTATCATATCATAAAGATTATCATTTCAAACCAGTAGTAAATCCAATTGAACAACCCAAAATATGGGATGAAGTTGAATCATTTAGAATGCGTTTTTCAATTCCTAAACATAAAACATGGATTATGCCTCCTGGAGATACAAGAGATGAATTAATTCGTACTTACCCTATGGTACTTGATTTCTGTACAGCTAATGCATTTAATTTTAGTGGTAGAGATCATATTATTGCTTATCAAGATCAAAGAGAGGTATAATATAATAAAAAACAATTTAGTTATATTTATTGTAAATAATAATTTTTAAAATAATATGAATTTACATCGTTCTTTGTTATTAGTTGAAAATAAGTCTAGAATATTAGAAAATTTAAAACAAGCAAAATCATATCTTACTGCTGGTAAAATATCACAAGAAGATCTCACTAATATAGTAAACGCCGACCCTACCCCACAAAAAAAATATGTGGGGTGGATGGCTAAAACATTTATACAGGATAAAACAGATATTGATGATCTAAGGAATACAGTAGAAGAATTTAATACCTTTTTAAATAAAGGTAAAACTAAAACTAAAGATATAAATGCCTTTAAATCATTTAAAGATTTAAAATCTGAAGTAGATTATCTAAATGATTCTGGAGAAGGAATATCAGTTAAAGATTTAGAAAATGATTATGAAGTTATAGTCGATAATTCTGATCTATTAATTATGTCTCCTCATACTCATGAAGCGTCACGTAGATTAGGACTATCCAAATTCTCTTTTAGAGATTGCGAAGGTGGAGGTAAAGATTCAGCATGGTGTACTACATATAAAGCACCCGATCACTTTAATGATTACTATTATAAAAATAATATAACCTTCTATTATATAAAAGTAAAATCACCTGAAATGATTGCTAAACTTAAAGAAGCATTTCCTGGTCAACATAAAAAAAATAAAAACTTAGAAAGATACAAAGCTATGGAGGTAACAGCATTGGCTGTTTATGGAGAGGGTAAACGTAATGGTATAATAGATGGATATGATGGGTTAGATGATACCCTTAATAAAGAAGATATATCAACTTACACTAACATTTTAGGAATATCATGATAAAACTATTCGATTTACTTAAAGAATTAAATAATATTTTAATTCCAAGACGCTCATCTGAAGAACGTCTTACAAATTATAGTACTGCTAAACAAAGACAAGTTCAACAATATATGAAGGATGGTGGTAAAGGTAATTTAGATTTGAAAGATACACCCATTACTTCACTCCCCGATGGTTTATCTGTTGGTGGGTATTTGGATATAACAAATACAAAAATAACATCCTTACCTAATAATTTATCAGTTCGTGGGACTTTAGAAGCAGATAGTAAATATATAACATCAATATCGGGTAATTTATCTGTTGGGGGTGATTTAGATTTATCATATGCACCCATAAAATCAATATCTGGTAATTTATCTATTGGTGGTGATTTGAATTTAAGTAACATACCAATTACTGAATTACCTGATAATGTGTCTGTTGGTGGTGATTTAGATTTGATGGGTACATTAATTGATTCATTACCTGATAATCTATCTGTTGGTAAGAATTTATGGTTAGAAAAAACACCACTATCTAAAAAATATACAGCTGATCAACTTAAACAAATGTTGCCTGGGGTTAAAGGTGAAATAGGTATATAAAAATGACAAAAAATACATTAAATAAGTATAAGGAAGATTAATTTTATCTTCCTTTCTTAATTATATTTAATCATTAAAATAAATTATGACAACAAAAATAAAATGGATTATAGGAATTACATTATTAATAATTATTGGATTTATCCTATTTAAAAAATCATCCTTAGATGGATTAAAATTTAAAATAACCATCGGAACATACCAAGAGAAAACATTTAAACAGTTTGATATAGAGACCACAAATATAGTAGCTAATAGAACAAAAAATAATTATCTAGATTCAGTTGTTTATGTTGGGTTAGATGAACTAGGTATGGATAGTATAATAGTTACTATGAGACCTATAACTGAAGAAGTAAAACAACATTTCGATTCTGAAAGTACTTTAAAAGCACACATACTTGGTAAAAATAGGCAATATATTATATTTTTAGATGAGATGGGTAGAGATGAATCTATTAAGGTATTATCACATGAATTAATACATTTACGACAGTATGTTACTCAAAAATTAGTATTACATAAAGATGAAGTTATATGGGATGGTCAAATTATGTCCGAATATGATATAAATGAATTAGAATATAGTAAGAGACCTTGGGAGATGGAAGCATTTACAGAACAACGACAATTAGAAAATAAAATTAGAAATATATTATATTAAGTTATGTACAGAATAGGAGAAATTGTTGTTACTAATCAGGGTGTTGGGCGTATCTTGCGAGTAGAAAACGAAGAATATCGTGTTTGTATTGAATTTCCTCAAAGTAATAGCCACTCCTATGAAACATCGATGATTAGCAGTGAAATACGTTATTCCATCAATAATCTTAATTCATCAACTGATGATGATATTCCACCTCGTATTAGTAAACAAAAAGTAAAAAAACAAAAAGTAAAATATAGTTATGGATCATTTAAAAATGTATGGAGATAATGAATAGATTAGATTTAGATTATCAAAATCTTCTAAAAGATATTTTAGATAATGGAGTAGAAAAGAAAGATAGAACAGGAACTGGAACTATTAGTCTTTTTGGAAGACAAATTAAACATAAAATGTCAGATGGTTTTCCATTGTTGACAACTAAAAAGATGCCTTTTAAAACAATTATGACTGAATTGTTGTGGTTCTTGAGGGGTGATACTAATATTAAATTTTTAGTAAATAATGGATGTAATATATGGAATGGTGACATTTATAAAAGATATTATACTTATTTTCAAAAACTAGGTGAAGGTATTCCATATACACAAGAAGAATTCATTAACAGAATTAAAACAGATGATGAATTTGCTGAAGAATGGGGTGAATTAGGTCCAATCTATGGTAAGCAATGGAGAAATTGGGAAGGTGATACTTGGGTAGAAGGAAATACGGATGGAACTAATGGATTTTATCTCCAATCCGAAACGATTGACCAAATCCAAAATCTAATCAACGAACTTAAAACAAATCCCGATAGTAGAAGATTAATGGTATCTGCTTGGAATGTAAGTGAGTTAGACCAAATGGTTCTTCCACCTTGTCATAATTTCTGGCAGATATACTCTGTTGAAAAAGAAGGAAAACGTCATTTAAGTATAATGGTCAATTTAAGGTCAAATGATGTTCCACTTGGGTTACCGTTTAATATAGCAAGTTATGGTTTATTACTCGAAATTATATCTAAATTAGTTAATATGGTTCCTGATGAACTTATTATTAATATAGGAGATGCTCATATTTACTTAAACCAAATAGATGGGATTAAAGAGCAAATTGGTAGAGAATTAACAGATGAAGAATGTTATAATATTTGGTTTAATAATAATTACGAAACAGGTATGGAAAGATATTTTGATCCAAATAATCAACCTGATTACGATAATGATTATTATCAAATAACACCTAAAAGAACAAGAGAACCGTTTGAATTACCTAAATTAAACATCAATACTGAATTTTGGCAAACTGAATCAGGTGAATGTGGGGTAGGTTCTTTATCGATTAGTGGATTTTTAAAAGGATTAGATAGTGAATCTTTTTGTAAATGTTTAATAGAAGAAGATATACAATTATACAATTATCAAAGCCACCCTTTAATAAAAATTCCTTTATCAAACTAGTATAAGAAACATAATGGTATAATATTTATAATAAATATACCATTATGATTTCAATTTATATATTATTAGAAAACGAAATACCTATTTATTTAGGTAAAACTAATAAACCTATTAGACGCTTAAGAGAACACAGAATGAATTTTAGTAAAGATGTAGCTCTAGAAGTACTTGATGAAGTAGAAGAAAATGAATGGATATTTTGGGAACAATGGTGGATTGAATTATTTAATAGTTGGAATATAATTTTACTAAATAAAAATAGAGGTGGAGGTGGGCCAAACCAACAAACTGAGTTAGCTAAAAATTTAATAGGGAATAAACAAAAAGGAATTAAAAAACCTACCGTTAGTAATAAACTTAAAGGACAAAAAATAACTTGGGATTTAGGGACTAGTACAGCTGTTTTACAATTTGATAAACAAGGAAATTTTGTAGCAGAATATAAATCAATGGGAGAAGCATATTCTAAAACAGGAGTACCCAGTTCAGCCATATGTGATGTATGTAAAGAAAAAAGAAGATCAGCTCATGGATATATTTGGATTTATAAAGAAAAATGGAATTGTATTCCACCAACATTAAAACAACATCAATCTAAAGGAAAACCAAGTAATAACAGAACAATTAAAGCCCCCTTATCTAATTAAATAAAATAAGTTATGAAAAAAATAAGTATAGTATTAGGTATTTTATTATTGTTGTCTCTCATCTATCATGGTGTTAATTATTTACCAAATAAGGATTCCAAGACTTATAATGTTGAAACCAACCATAAAGTTAATTTAGTTGATATTAAACATATTGGTAAAGTTGAAATATTAAATTATGAATTTAATGATGTTGTAACTCATAAGATGATACGTGATTATTTACCTGATGCTTCGGTTACATTATCTATTAATTCAAATGCAATTGTGTGTGTTGATTTAACACACATAACTAATAATGATGTTAAAATTAAAAATGATACATTATATGTTAGATTACCCAAACCTGAAATTTCAAATTTATATATAAATCACTCAAAATCACGTGTTATATATACAGAATATACTTTCTTTGATAGTGCTGAATTAATTGATAGTGCTTATATTACCTCAGAAAAAAGTATTTCAGATATTGTTGATAAATACCATATACTTGATTCAGTATCAATCAATTCCCCCGGTTGTAAGTACATACAAACATTTGTTGAACGTGTTTCTTCTAAACCCGTTAAATTATATTTTTAACATATTAAAAACTAAAAAATATCATAACACTAAGCACATAATGGTTACTTAGTGTTATTTCTTTCTATATTTATTACCAAATGTATATTTAACTTAATATATAAATAATGAAATTTTTAAAATTAAGATCAATCATCCAATTTGGTAATGCTAGTAAAGATAAAATACTTGTTCAGGAATTGGATGAAAAAGATAGAATATCTTTATCCGATATTCCACTTGGGGATGATCTTATTTTACATATTCCGTCTACTTCAATTATTACAGATTATAAAGATTAAAAATATAGAATAAGAGGTTAAATGAGGTTATAATTGAAACACTTAAACAATTATACTGAAATGAAATTTTTGATAAAATTAGTAAATGTTTTTAGATTACTATTAATAGATGAGAATGGTTTAATATCATCAAAGAGATTTGTTGGTTTAATGGCCTCTTTTACTTTATGTAGTACTATGTTTATTGCTTTATTTTTAACAAAAGATATCTGTCCTTCAGATTCTTTAATAAATGCTGTAGCTTTATTAGCTTTTGGTGCTTTAGGTTTATCTTCAGTTGATAAATTTACAATAATGAAAGATAAAACAACTAATAAAAGTTAAATAATATAAAAATGCTATTAAAATTATTTAATTTAAACGGGCATATTCCTGATGCAGTAATAGCAATGATTCCTGATACTGCTGTAAAATTCCAAATTGATACTCCATTACGCTTAGCTCATTTTTTAGCTCAGTGTGGACATGAATCAAATGGGTTTAAAGCAACAAGAGAAAATCTAAATTATTCTGCTAAAGGTTTAATGAGTACATTCAAAAAATATTTTCCTACATATCAATTATCAACAGCTTATGAACGTAAACCTGAAAAAATAGCTAATTTAGTTTATGCTTCTCGTATGGGTAATGGAAATGAAGCTAGTGGTGATGGTTTTAAATTTAGAGGAAGAGGATATATTCAATTAACTGGTAAAAATAATTATACATTATTTGGTGAATCAATAGATGAAAATATAGTAGATAATCCTGACAAAGTAGCTTCAGATTATGCTTTATTATCAGCTGCTTGGTTTTTTAACAAAAACGGTCTACATAAAATAGCAGATGAAGGTCCAACCGATGAAGTTGTAACTAAAATTACAAAACTTGTAAATGGTGGAATAAATGGTTTACCTGACCGTATTAATCATTTTAAAGAATATTATAAACTTTTAATTTAATTAAAATTACCTTATATTTATTGTAAATATATATATACATGGAACCAGAAAAAGAAAATAAAGAAGATATTGTAGCATTCGATATACCTTTATTCATACGTTTGTTAGAATTTGCACGTGAAGATGCAACTGATGATGAAACTTTACATAAAATAACAGACAAAATAATTGATATGTGTTTGGATGGTCAAGTACTATCTATGAATCAATATGATGAAATCATTAGTATATCACCTGAAGTCGATACTAGTAATATGAATTCTTTAGCTGAACAACAACTTAGGTGGTTGAAGATAGCAGGAATAAGATAAAAACAATAAAATAGAAGGACTTGTAAATCAAGTCTTTCTTTATTATATTTACATGTAATAAAAAAATAAAAGTTATATGAAAAAAATAAACAATCTAGAAATTACCAAATCAGGTAATGCCAATGGTATCTCATTACAGCTACAAAAAATTATTCAAGATGAGGGTGTTGAACGTTCATTAACACAAGAAGAAAAACAATTTATTATTGAAGATGCCACTGATGCTTATGGTAAATTTTTAGATGCATTAGGAGTTGATTGGAGAAATGATCCTAATTCAGCTGATACTCCTAGAAGGGTAGCTAAGAAATATATAAACGATATATGGAGGGGTCGTTATGAAGTATTAGGTGAAGTTACCGCATTTCCGTCTGACGGATATTCAGGTATAGTACTAGAAAAAGACATTCCTCTTACATCTGTATGTAGTCACCACCATGAAAGTATTTTAGGTAAAGTCCATATTGCTTATATACCTGGCGAGGGTGGTAAGGTAATTGGTTTATCTAAATTGAATAGAGTAGTCGAACATTTTGGACGACGTGGGGCTATTCAAGAACAACTTACAATGGCTATACATAATGCTATTGATAAGATATGTGAGGGAAATATTGGAGTGATGGTAATGATTCAAGCAACACATAACTGTGTTTGCACGAGAGGAGTTCGCCATTCTGGAGCTTCAATGATGACAAGTCACATATCTGGGGTATTCGCAGACCATGAAAAAACAGCTAAACAAGAAGTAATAAATATGATTAGAATGTAAAATAATGGTTTGCTCCTCGATGAAGGGGAGTAATTCATAATATTTATAATAAAATGAAAGATATTATTATAGGTATTTACAAAATTACCTCCCCTTCTAATAAAATTTACATAGGTCAATCTCTTAATATTAAAAGAAGATTTAAACATTATTCTAATTTAAATGGTATTAAAAGCCAATCTAAAATATACCATTCCTTAAAGAAATATGGATATGAAAATCATATTTTTGAAATAATAGAAGAATGTAGTGTTGATGAATTAAATGTTAGAGAAGAATATTGGATTAGATTGTATCAAAGTCATGTAGTAGGATTAAATATTTGTGAAGGTGGTAATAGTTTTGGGAAATGTAATAGAGGGAAAAAAAGATCAGAGGATATAAAAAATAAGATATCTAATACTAAAAAATTAAATCCAAAAATATTCACTCCCGAATTAATTATGAAATCTAGACAAAGTTCAACTACTTCTAAAAAGATATTTCAATATGATTTACAAGGTAACTTTATAAATGAATATCCTAGCATAAATGAAGCAGCCAGACAAAATAGAGTAAGGAATGATGGTATATCTAATTGTATAAGAGGAAAACAAAACACAGCATATGATTACCAATGGTTTATTGAATTTCAAGATAAAGTAAATCCTATAATATCTCGATCAAAACCAGAAAGATGGGTAGGAAATCGAAACTTAAAAGCAGATAACAATCTAGAAGAAATCCTACACCTATATTCCATAGGTTACACAATATCATATATATCTAGAAAATTTAAAATCCATAGAGATGCTATTAAAAAAAGAATTAAAGATAACATATAGAATCATAACCATCTAATGTCACCTTATAAAAATAAATATAAATTATAATGATTAAATTAATTGATATACTTAAAGAACAAGTACAAACTAAATATGAATATGGTTGTGTTATGTTATATTTTGACTTTCCAACAATAGATAAAATTCATGGTGTTATTAATGATGAAGATATATTTCAAGACCCTGACGACCCCTCATTTGGATTAGAAACCGAACCTCATACAACCTTATTATATGGATTACATGATGGGGTTACAAAACAAAATATTAAAAACATATTAGATAAATTTACATTTGATGCTTTTAAGATTAGTAATGCCTCCTTATTTGAACATGAAAATTTTGATGTATTGAAATTTGATGTAGTTGGTGATGGGTTATATGAAGCTAATGCTGAATTAGTTAAATATCCTAATACACAAACATATCCTGATTATCATCCTCATTTAACCATCGCTTATTTGAAACCAGGTAAAGGTAAACAATATGTTAAAGAATTAAATGGACTTGAATTTGAATTAACTCCAAAATATGCTGTTTATTCAATGCCTAGTGGTGATAAAATAAAAATATCTATAAATATAAAATAATAACTATAAATAAACAAAAATTATGGAACAAGAATTAAATGATGTTAAAGATCAAATTATCAAACAAGAAGTTGATAAAGATCGATTATATT